TTCATAGCGTTTTGTTTTTTTTGTGCGTTACGGATGCGCACCCCCCTTTTTTGTTATTTATTATTATGGCTATTAAAGCCCCAACGCATTTCTTAATGATTCTTTTACTATCTCTCTTGCTTGTTGTGGGGTTGCGCCAAATTCTACCAACATTTTAACCGCGTTGATATAAATAATTTCAAGTTCTTTTCTCGTTTTTCCTGTTCTTGTTTCAATCGTTTTCATAGCGTTTTGTTTTTGTTCGTTAATAATCATACACAAATATAAACACAAAGTTTTAACTACCAAAACTTTTTGAACTTTTTTTTTAATTTTCTACAAATTTAGAATGATTCTAAATAAGAAAACGCCCAATATAAACGGAAGAATTAGATAAACTTTAGATAAACTTTAGATAAACTTTAGATATATTTTAGCGTTTAGACTGAAGAAAACCATAATAAAATAAGCCTATAAACAAAAAAAGGGGGCAAGCCAAGTGTCGCTACCCCCCTAATTAAAAACGCTATGCTTCAAAGTTACAAAGGAAACTTAAAACTATCTATATTTTTTTGCATTAAACTATCAACGCGCTTACACTCGATTTTCAAAATGCGTCCACCTAACGGCTTCGCTGGTGCGCCCCGTTCAATATGCCAACCCGAACCGCCGTCCCCGTATTCTTCCTTGTACGTACCTGTTAACATTAAGTGAATATATTTTTTATTAACTGAATAACCCGTTTTGGAATTACTTTTTAACTCCTCGCGTACATCGTTACGCGCGCTGTTTTCGTGAATATGTCCCATTGAAAAAACGTCGAAATCTTCGTACATTTCCAACGCCCTCGTTTGGTTTATTGCGCCCTTGGTTACAACTCCACCACCACCCGAACCGTGGAAATACTTTATCTTGGTAGTTATTTCAATAGTTTGGTGGAATAATTGCCTAATAACAACCCAACCCCCGTAACCGCCCGTTTGTACCTTTGAACCGCATTTCAAGTTTAATAAATCGACGAACCTTTGAAGTAAATCCGTTTCCTGATATTTGATTACGCTTGTTTCGTGGTTTCCATATCCGATAACCTTAATAATATCTGCGTACGGCGTAAACCACTCGACCGCCGTTTCAACGATTGAATCCAAATAACGCCCGTTATTGTGTTCGGGCAAAACGTTTCGACTTCGCCTATTATCGCCCCTACCTTCCATTAAACAAAAAAAGTCGCCATTTATGACGACTGGTATATTATTCTCTTTACAAAAATCTAAATGTTTCCGCAGTAATTGCCTATCGCATTTCGGGTTGTCCCAATGCAAGTCCGAAAGCATCGCCACGTGAACCTGTTTTCCGTTTAATTGTAATTCGTGAACATTTCGCCCGTGTCTAACTACGTCCATAACTTAAATAATAATTGTATTCGTGCGATAAATGTACTTGAAAAGATAAATCGAGCCAAAAACCCCAAAACAAAAGCAATTAATATAAACCACCAATTAACGCGATATTTAACCGTTTGCGTAGCTTGTGCAGTTTTCCATTGCGTTTTACCCTCGATATATTTTGTCTTTATTCGCTCTTTGTATTCTATTCGTGTTTGCCAACGTGTTTTCGGAACGTAAACATTTCTAAACTGTATTATCGTATCCTTTTTAGTAAAAAATTTTTCCCATACGATTGTATCGTTTTTTATCACTGGAAAAGAATCCACCGAAGTAATACGTATCGTATCGCTATCTTGTACCACTTTTAAGCCGTTTTTAAGAGCCTTTCGGTAGTGGTACTGTGCCTTGCGTTCACTCGAACACGCAAACGCCGTTAAAACGGCTAAAAACACTATTAAGCGTTTCATAAGTTTTTAAGCATTTCAATCATTCGTGGACACGGGTAAATATCGCTTTTATCCTTGCGAACTGAATTATGTGTAAAAATTCCGTGCGTACCCTTAAATGCTTCCTTATCTATTTGGAAAATTTCATCGCGGTACGTTTTTGGTATGTCGTAAGTTTCGCAAAGATACGTTACTAACTGGCGTAAACTTTCAATTTGTGCGTCCGTGTATTTTTCCCAATATACGAAACCCTTAAACGGTTTTTCTAACGTCGTAACGTTGCGCGGGTCAACTAACCCACCCGTGTAATTGTAAAATTTTCCGCTCTTTAATCGTAATTGTCCGTAATTGCATACCTCAATAGCTACCGAACTTTTATTTAAGTTTTGATAAGCCGTTCCGTTTTTTGAAAAATCTTCTACATCAATACCTAAATGCCACGCCCAATGTTTGGAGCTGAAACACTGGACTATTTCGCCGTTATGCCCAATTACAAAAGCCGTTGCAATCCGTGTTTCGTTACTATTCCAAAATCTACTAACCGCCTTTGCATCTCCACCCCCCGCCGTGTGGTGTAGGTATATTTGCGTTTTTTTGTTTTCTTCTTGAAAATACTGCGCCTTATCTAACGGCACTTGAATAATTTTATTTAAGTCCAATTTCATCGCTATCGTTTTTTAATTCTTTTGCCCTGCTGATTAACTTTTTTAAGGACGCCCAAAGGTCGATACCTTTAACCGCTTTGTAATTTTCATTTATGCTTATAACTTCAATCGAAATCAAAACTAAACTTAAAACCTTGGTCAAAAGTAAATCCTGATTAAATATACTTTTCAAAATCGAATTAAGTATGTACCAATCAATAAGAAAAAATAAAATAATCGTTATTTGATATAAGAGCATTTTACTAATTACTTGGCTCAATCCTCGCGAAGTAATTGCCTTTCCCTGTTTACGGCTTTTCCAAACGCCCGTAATCGTGTCTAATAAAATACTAAACCCAACGGCTAATAACATACCACCAACGGGCGTAAAAAAAGCTATTAAAGCACTAATAAGCGTTGCCCACTTCGTTTGTATCGTCGTCGTTATTATTGTTATTGTTTTCATAAGTTTGTATTAACTGATAAGTAATTAAACAAGCGTAAGCCATTGCGAAAAAACGAATATAAATTTGTTCGGATTCCACGAGCGCGCCAATAGCTCCCGCATAACCCAAAATAAAATACAAACTCGCAAACCCTTTCGATTCTATTTTCATTTTATTTTGTATTAAATTCCTTGGTGTTTTTTTGCAGTTTTTTAAGCAACTTTTGTAATTTAATAACGTTGCTTTTTTTTGGCTCGTATTGCTTTTTCATATTACCCACCCTGAATAATTAGAATCCGTATTCGGGTAAATATCCGCATTTTGATTTGTATAGTATTCAGGAAAAGTATTACCCGAAAAAATCATAAATTGAATAAAACGCTCCGTGTAGTTTTGTGCTAAATATCTTTGTTTTTCGATTAAAAAATCTACTTCATTTTTTTCTACGTTTTGCGCGTTTTCGCTTGAATGCTTGAAAATACCTTTGTTCGCCATGGTGTACGCCATAAAAGGTAAATACTCCACCATTGCCCAATGTATTAACATCGGTTTAATGTACGTTTCGACTAAATCCAAATAAGGATTAATTAAAGTTCCCGCGATAATATCCGCTTTTATTTTTTCGAGTAACTGCGTACCCGTGTATTGCTGAATATGTATATCTTGCGCGACCTTAATCCATTGAATAAAGGTATCGGTATCTATATTGCCATTAAGCGCGGTAAATCGCACTAAATCGTCCCTCGTAATTAATAACGCTTCAGCCATTATCTTGTAATTTTTCTTTTCGGTTGTTTGTTACTTGGTAAAAATCCGTAGTTAGGCATATCGACTGGACGTTGCGAAACCCGCGGGTCGTTATTAATTACATATCCAAATTTTTTTGCTTTATCCTGTCCGATTTGTTTTGCATTTGGGCTATATATATCTATTCCGAACCGTGAATCAAATTGCGCATACAACTGCTTATTCCAACGGTGGTGGCAATTACCCCCACCTTTGTAAAGCCATATTGAATAGGTATCCGCTCCATTTGCACCCCAACCCTCGTTAACGACTTGAAATTCCATATTTAAAATATCCTCTTTTCGGTAAATCTTATTTGCCGACATCATTTTTTTACAAAACGGACGCGAATTATCGCTCATAACTCCTGCGTAAACGTAACGTGTAAAAAACTTAATGCCATCAATAACTTCGTCTTGCGTTGAGTTTGCATTCGGTCGCGCCGTACCTGTGCTTACTAATTCAACTATTTTTTTTAATAAACTTTTTTTCGGCTCTTTATTCAGTAACTCGTTTTCTAAATCGTCCGTTTCGTAATCCACCTCTTTTTCGTCTATTAATAACCACCCCTCGGGTACGTTTTCGCCTAAATCTATTAACGCCTGCGCAATTTCATTATCCAATGCACTTAAATTAGTCGTGTCCGAACCCGTTTCCTCATTTACTTGGTCTTGCGTTTGTGCGTTTTCTAAATCCGTAAACTCCAAAGGTTTTAACGTCCTGAAAAATAACTTTAACGAAATTTGATTAAACGCCAAAATTTGGTCAAACGCTTCTAAAATTTCGTCTTGAAAAGGACGAACCACCATATTATTAAATAAGATAAAAGAATTTTGTAATTCGTCAGCATTACTGGAAAAACCACTACTCGAAGCAATCCCAAATAATAAAGGACTTGTAACATTATGCCCCAACATTATTTTACGTAAACATTCCTCGGATAAATAGGTGTAGTGGTCTGGCGCGTCGTTTAGTGGAATATCATCTACTGTTGTTTTTGATTCCGAATTAAGATTAAAAGCAACTATAACCTTTTGCCCTTTGCTACCTGTTAATTTGTTTAATACTTTTTGACTTATTAAATCTTGTTGTTCCTCGCTTGGTACTCCGTTATTAAAGTTTACGACTTTTGTACCTGAAAATCCATTTTGAACTTCGTTAATTAAATAATCGCTTACTTCCTCTTCCAAAACTGCGTAGGGTAACGCTCCCTGATAATCGGGAAAAGCGTAATATTTCATTCCAACCCCGTAAGGCTTAACATACATTATTTCGATTTTCTCTTTTGAAAATCCAAACGCTGGAATCCTTTTTGGTGGAAATTTGCGCACTTCCGCCCAATTATCCGAATAATAATACGCCGTAATTTCGCCGTTCTCGTTGCATTTTTCAGCTCTTAAAAGATTAACGGGTATGTGGTAAACCTTTAAGATTTTATTGTGTTTGTCGCTGTAATGAATTTGTATTGCGAATTGCCCGAATAACTTACGGTCGAATACCATTTTACGAACGCAATCCTTATTAAACAACGACATCATTTGCGCGTATTCGTTAGGTTTTCTCGAAGCGTCCAATGCACTCAACCCCCTACCATAAATTAAACGCGCTACGTTGTTTATTATCGCGTTATTCGTGGTCGAATTTGTGTACCTATCAATTAGGTAATTAAAGTAATTATTATCCTCACCCCAACCTACCCACTCATCGCGGGAATTTTCCGTTAATACGGGTTGTTGATATTCGGCTAATTGTAAAACGTGGACGTTATTCATACATAATAAATTCGTTGGTCGTTACGTTGCTAACATACGCACCATTGTTAACTGAAAAAATATCTATATTTTGATTTGTGCAAAACATTCGCTCTTTGAGAATTATCTCGTTAGCTTGGTTTTTGAAAATTGCCCAATAAAAATGGTTTTCGACCGTGGGTAAAATTGCCGAACACGCAAAATCGTAACCGCC